TTATCTATAATCCATCATATGCTCCAGAGCCTCTTCGAAAAACTCGCATGCCGCAATGATTCCCTCTGCAAAAGCTTGTTCAACAACGTCCTCTGTTTCCATTTTAGCATATTCGTTCCGCTGATCAGCGATAAAAGCGTGAAGAAGGAGTAACCTAACTATCAATCTGTCCATGATGTCCCTCCTTGCGGATCACGCAGTTTCAACCGCGCTCCAGCTACCTTTATATCGGAGTAAACTGACTGCTGTGATTGTTGCGGCTGTTTCAACGACCGTAAGAAACTCAAAAAAGATGTCGCCTGGAACACCCGAAAGGGATACTGTTGATTCAGGGCGTATCTTGTATCTGATATGATCAAAATATACGGAAATACTACTTTCCCGGACGGCTGCCAAGGCTCCTCAGCGATCAGTCCGCTTTCGTATAGGGCGATATACCGGCTTAGTTTTTCCTCGATCATTTTTTCAGTGTAAAAAGTACGTTGGCACTCGAGGAAAAACGGCGTCCGCTGATAGATAAAAAACGCGTCAGGTTCAGCCAGCCCTTTTCGATATTTCGGCTCGACGATAAACTGCTCGACCGGTCCGGCTGAAAGAATTTCTTTATACACCTTTACGATCTCGAGGTAGTGGGGAATTTTTTGTGAGTTCTTTTTCATGTTGCTGTCAGCGCAAAAATATACGTACGGCACAAACGCTGTAGAGCGCTGAATATGGCCGTCCCGAACCAGACGCAGCAAAACATTATTGGCACTCTCCTGTGGGCGCTTTAGCCCTTTGAAATGGATCTCCGCGATGTCGTCACGGCTCATCACTCTAAAGCGTTGCAAATCAGCAATGATCGCTTTATCTCTTTTCGTCAACGCCATCGTCTAACACCCCCAGAATTTTTTCCTCACTCACATCTTCTTTATATTCGGGGTTAGGCGCCTCAAAATCGCTTGATATGGCGTCTTTCCAATCGGTAGACTTATATCCTTCAAGAATCTTTTTCGCGCGTTCTAGGGGCAAAAATGGCGCTTTCAGCTCGATTAAATCCTCCCGTTTGAGCAAGAACCGACCTCGTTGCTCGATACTGATTTTCTCGGCGCCAGGAGTGCCGATAATTCGGGCGTTTGTTAAATCGGCAGCCCGGAAGCCCATCCGTACCGTTAAGTTAGCTCGAATTTTCGTGTCTAATATATCTGCACTTGGCCGTTGCATCGACAAGATTGCGATAACACCAAGCGCCCGCCCGATTGCTACAAGCTGGATTAACACGTTCATAATGTCTTTGTCGTCTTTAACGATAACCAATTCGTCAATGCAAACAAGAATATATGGTGGACGCTCATTTAATGGCAATTCATTAATATGTGCAATTTCTTTTTCATTTAGCAGCTGACTGCGCCTGGTCATTTCGGAATTGATAAACGATAGCATCCGCTTTAGTTGGTCCGGTGTGGTACAAACGGTTTTCACTTGTTTGCAACGCTTGAAAATATGAAACTCTGACATCTTCAAATCAGCGCAGTAAATGTGAAGCTTGCTTTCATCGTAATACTGAATGAGTGTTGTGAGGATAGAACGCAACTGTGTTGACTTCCCGCTGCCGCTCTCGCCGGCGATCAGCAAATGCGGCTCTTGGATCGCATCATAGGCGATATATTGCCCATATCGATCCATTCCACAAATAATCGGAAGCGCTAACCCCTCGAGATGCGGTTTGATCTTTTCAAAGCTATAGGAAAGCTCATTGGGTAACCCTCGATGATAAATGGTCAGCGTAAATCTTTTATAATCTCCCTCCAATTGAACATGCTGACCGAACACTTGTTGAAACACATATTCTTTTTTCAAAACCTCTTTTGGATCCATGCCACTAATGAGAGTAAACACATACTCAATCCGATCGATATCATTTATTACACTGTGAATCTTCGGAAACACTTTTAGCTCCCGCTCGCCACTCCGATAAGTCACATACAACCCGGCCGCTTGAAACGCTTTCCGTAACCGAGACTTCGCTCGTTGCTTTTGCAGCCATTTTCTCATCTTAAAGCCCTCCCAGACCGAAAAATAGCCATAGCACCGCCCCGTAAACGACTACTGGAAATATAAAACGGCCACAATCGGTGACTTTTTCAGCGACATCGGTCATCCTCATCATGACGAGCCCTCTCTCTATGAACGCTGACAACGTGATTGCCCCGACTCCTGTCATCAGCAAGGCAAAATCGGGATCTTGAACAGGAAATAAATGATGCGGAGTGATAACAGGGAACAACGCTGGGACGACTATGCCTGGCTTCGCCTTCGTCCGTTTTTTAGCCATAAACTCCCCAAACGGGATGATTTCCGTCTGACGTTTAAAAATCATCGTCTCTCACCTCCTGTATTTTTTGATTTCCTCCCCCTCGCGCTCCCCCTCTTTCCACGTCGTCGCTTCGCTCTTCTTAACACACCCTGATTTCCTTGCTGTGTAAGTCTGTCTGCCTGTACAAGTGCACTAGGGATAAAGTGTAGAAACAGTGACAAAAGCGAAAATGAAAACTTTAGAAATCCTTTAGGAAATGTGTTGCTGGGATGTCTTATGAAGAGATTCCTCACTTTTGCTGCTGTTTTGCTTTCGTGTTATTAGCCTATGTACCGGAAGTTGTCCGTTTATCTTGTCCATCGAAAAAAATTCTGATAGAGCTTATCCTTTACGGGAGGATCGGAACGACTTCATGGCGAAATGAAAAACCGGAGGGGATTCGATGAGTCAGACAGGGTATAAATGCAGGTTAAAGGTGATTTTGGCTGAAGAAGGTATTAAACACGGGGAATTCGCAAAACGGATCAATATTAATCCTGGCACCCTAAGTGCGATTGTCAATGATAAACAGCTTCCGTCGTTCGATGTTACTTATGCGATTTGTACGGAATTGAAAAGGCCGATTGAGGAGATATGGATAAAAAAAGAGCCTACTCAAAGCGAGTAGGCGTTGTTACACTGATCAGTCGAGAAATATTTCCCTTTTTATAAAATATAGACCATAAACCAATTTTTTGTACTATAATTTAACTAAATTAACTCATTTATATAGGTAATTAAGGGGGAAATCGAATGAGAAAAACACTGCTCATCACTTTAATTGCTGTGGTATCTGCGCTGTTTTCTGGATGCGGAAACAACGAAAAGGCTAGCGCACCAGAAAAAGACTCAAAACAAATAGACCAAGTTCAAGGCGTTGACCAGCAGAAAAGCGATGGTAAAGAGGCTTTTGAAAACTATCTAAATTCCATCACTCCTATCCTTCAAGAGATCGGTACTTGGGGACAAAAATATGAGGATCTAAGAACCAAGTCGGCGAACGGTCAAATCTCTAACGAAGAATTTGCTGCAGCTATATCTAATGAATTGCTGCCTGAAGGAAATAAATTACAAGAGAAAATGGAAAGCATCATGCCAGAAGAAAAAGAGTTCCGTGATGTCCAAGAAAAATTAAATCAAATGATGGCTAAAAACAACCAGGCGTTTTCTGAAATTATTGCTGCTATCAATGCCGGAGACGCATCAAAAATCACTTCTGCAAACAATCTTTTGAGTGAAGCAAGAGAGTTAGAACGGCAAGCATACTACGATCTTAAAGATTTATCTGACAAATATGGAGTTCCTTTCATGAATCAATAACAAAATGCCTTGTCTGTGTGGCCCTCTCAAATGAGAAGGGCTTTTTGCATTAGAAACAAAAAACTCCCTGCCGTTTAGGCAGGGATTATACAATAATAGCAGGATATCCTTTCTTTTTAAGTTCTTCCGCAAGCCGTTCCGCGTTTTTTCGATCACTGAACGCTCCGACTTGCACACGATATAATTTTTTGTCTGACGCTTTTTGTTGCGTTTGTGATTGTGCTTGCTGTTTCGCTTTCTTCTTGAGTCCGAACGCCTTCTCAAGACCAATGACATGACCGTAAGCGACTTGTTGCAAGAACTGATCGGATTTTAGCTTTGCTGCATCTTTGGCATTGTCGATAAATAGGTTTTCTGTAAGGATAGCAGGCATACGAGTTTCGCGTAATACCGCATAGTTGGCTCGTTTTTTGCCGCGATCAGTCACATTGCCGATGACTTTCATGATCTCTGCGTGAATAACATTTTGGTATACAACCGTTTTTGCGTCGACGTTACCGTTGTAAATATACGACTCGAAGCCCGTGCCGCCGCCAGCGTTGATATGAACTGACAGGAAAAAGTCTGCTTTCGCTTTGTTTGCGATTTCTGCCCGTTCTTCTAACGATAAGTAATAGTCAGAGGTGCGGGTGTAGATGACTTCCACACCTTCATAATCGAGGAGCATATCACCAATCATTTTCCCAATTTTCATCGTCAGGTCTTTTTCTCGTAAACCATTGCCAACCGCTCCTGGATCACTTCCGCCATGTCCCCAATCAATTACAATTTTTAGTTTTGGCATTGCAAATCCCCTCCTATCAAGATAATCCGTGTTTATCCAACACTTCTTTTTGTTTACGTCCCTTCTTACTCAGGTAGTTATTTTTCCACGCCGCGTAGATCGCAAAAATCCCCGATACGACTGCGACGATATCATTAGCCATGTCATCGGGGATTGTGCGGTATCCGATCATATTCAGCACGGCGTTGATTACAGCGATGGTCAATAATGTAAAACGAGTAACACTAGCTTTATCCACTTTAGCCCAACTCCTTCTCTAAATTATCAATCCGTTTATGCGCCTGTTTTGAACTTTCCTCCACCCTTGTGATACGTTCCCCCAGGGCAATCATTTGCTTTTCGTTCGCTTTTAGGTCAATCCTGATATCATCAACCCCCTTTCGAATGTACCCCAGTTCCGCCTTTAGCTCTGCACTTTCCTGGCTGTCTGTTTTGAGTGCTTTTGTTCTGTTCAACGAATATGCAAGATAGCTGATAATAAGCGAAAGCACTGCGATTAACATTCCGACTTCGATCGTCAAGTTAATCACCCTTTCTACAACAAAATAAAAACAGCTTTTCAGCTGCTCATACACCTCTTTTTAAAACGAAATTTTTTAAAACTTTCTGCCTCAATCGATGACAATCCGCATGTTTCATGTACCCCAGATAAGACATGAGAGTAGACCGTACTTCATCGGCGCTCACCTCCCCTCTGGCATAAGCCCTTTTTAAATATCTCAAGCGCCTTTTCATTTTCTTGGCGGTTTTCTTTTTTAATTTCCTATGAGTTGGCCATATACGGTAACCAACAAATTCGATTCCTGTTGAGATTGGACGTATCGCTGTTTTGTTATTCAGCTGCAGACGGAGTTCGCTTTGCAAGAAGATATTCAGTTCTTCCAATACATCTCGCAATTCTTTTTTATCTTCACTTAGAATTACAATATCGTCCATATATCGTATGTAGTAATGAAGATGCAGCTGGTGCTTGGCGTACTGATCAAGCTCATTAAGATAAAGGTTTGCGAACAATTGAGAAGTTAAATTCCCGATTGGTATTCCTATCCCATCGATTCGTTCTTGCTCAAAGCCGTGATCACCTAAAGGAATGCCGAATTTCGTATCTTCAGACCGTATAATCGTTTCTAGTAGCCACAAAACATCACGGTCTTTAATTTTTCTCTCCAGGATTTGCATGAGAATATCATGATCAATTCGATAAAAATATTTGCTGATATCGAGCTTTAAGTAATAGGGCTTTTCAGCGCTTCTATCTAATTTTCTCAGCCAATATTGCAAACGATCAGCAGCCTTTTGAATGCCCTTACCTTTGCGACAAGCATAGGAATCGTAAATAAACTGTTTATCGAGAATAGGTTCTATGATACGATAAATGGCCCATTGAACAACTCTGTCTTTAAAAGGCAGAGCCATAATCAACCGTTTCTTAGGATCATATACGTAGAATTCGCGGTACTTGCCGACTTTGTATGTTTTATGGATTAGTTCGTTTTGTATCTGAATGAGATTCTCCTCTACATTGTGTGTAAACTCCAGCACATCACCACGAAATCTCTTGTTCTTCCTGGCGTTCAGGTAAGCATTCCACAGGTTTTCGTAGTCGATGATTTGCGCGTATAAATTTCCTAACCGTTTCATCGTATCGTAATCCTCTCCAAAATATGTTTTACTAGCTGACTGTATCACTCTTCGGAGCAGAAACCTACTAACTGATTCGCCAGCAATTCATTTTTTTGCCCATAATAGCCATTTGAAGAGGGCAGGGAAACGGACCCGTTTTCCTTCGCGCTGCCAACAAGCGCAATGCGCTTGAAGTTTCGGGCGAGGAGAACCGCAGAGCGGAAGCCGATGTTCCAATTCGCGTTCGAGCGAGGGTTGTTCAGGTTCAGCGCAAAGACACCGGCATTCGACCCGTTGCCCCAGTTGCCGCCGCGAATCGGGAGGCGCTCACAAAGATGGCCCGTTCCCCAATGAAAGGTATGTAATCAGTTTATAGAGACTTCATCCATCCTCCAAGCATTCTCCCGAGCTCATCGAGACGTTTAGACCAGATCTCGTACTTTTTGAACGGGAGAAACCCGAGTTCATGCCCTAATCTTATGAGATAACGTAGGTGATCGAGTTCTATATCGATATCTTGCAACGTAGTTTTCTTGTAATACCTTCTATTCGCGCGTATGGTCAATTTTAACAACTCATACATAGATCGCTTCGTCTCTGCCGCAAGCGTGTGTTTTTCGCTTTTCGGATACTGTCGAAGAGCGACATATCCATATTGAATCATGTCATATGTTTTCTGTAATATCTTTAAATCCTCTCGTTTCATACTTCCACCTCAATAATATTAGAGGCCCGCTATCGCGGGCCGATACAGATGATCAGTCAACCAGAACTCAGATTGACACATACGCAGAGCGGAAGCCGAGGTACCAACCCGCGTTCGAGCGAGGGTAGTTCAGGTACAGCGCAAAGACACCGGCATCCGGCCCGTTGCCCCAGCAGCCGCCGCGAATCGGGAGGCGCTCACCGTAGTTTCGCACGTAGAGAATATCGCCGCCGTGATCGCCGTTGTCAACAGGGAAAATAGCAAGGTGTTTCAATAAATCCGGCACATTCACTCCAGTTTCTGCTGTCAGACTTTCAAACGTCCGTGCACTGTACCCGTATTGGTCATTTACATCGCCGCCTGTATACATCGGATATGTCCGATCGTCCGAGAGGACCGGGTCTCCACCGACATCGTGACTTGTCTGTGTTGCATCTCCGGCAGACGTATTATCAAAATATTTTAGCGTGTCTACCCAGCCGTCCACATTGTTCGCAGCATTCCCGGTATTGAAGTCGTTGTTATTGTGCACATAAATTTTCCCGTTCACAAGTTTCAATCCATCAACCCATTCCCAGACATTCCCGCACAAATCCGAAATTCCCCACGGACTGTTGTCGTGATTCCACGACATCGGCCCTGAACCTGTGAGTGTGCGCCAGTCTGATCCGGTCGTGGCTTTAACACCTCGCTCGTGTGGTGCCGTGGACGAAGCACCGTTATTTGTGTTCCCGCGCGGCATTGTCCCGTTTTTACGGGACCATAACGCGATCGCTGCCCACTCCGCATTCGTCATCAAATGCCAGCCTTTTCCTTTGGTAAAACACGCCGCTCGGGCGGTATCAAAGTTGATGTTGGTAGCCGGATCGACGCCCGGTACGGAGTACGCTCTACCGTCATGGATGATGTTTTGGTATTTCGATACCCAGATTTCACTCTTTTCCACCCCGTTCACGATGAAGGCAGGATGGACGGTATGAGGTGCGCCTGTGATGACTTCATCCAGATAGAACTTAGGGATGCGTACCATGATAGATGGGTTTCCCTTGTCGTCGTACATGACCGTGTTGCGGCCTCCAGATTGCGCTTCGACAGCTTGTCTATACGTATCTTTGATGCTGAATACGAACGGCAATTAAATCTCCTCCTCTGTATTTGATAAACTCATAGGCAGCCCCCATAAATGTAGTTGAACTTTTGACATGTCTAACGGAAGTCTGCGAACACCGACAATGGGTTGGCCTGTCTCTGGATCAACCTCATCGGTTTCATACACTTCTGATTCAATCGGCGGAATGACAATAGTCGCGACGGTCCATGCCCCTATTCCTTCTGCAAGGTGTTGGTATCCGCGATCTAAAGATATATCGATCAACCGCTGCAATTCTTGTTGGCCTTCCGCCAAGTCAACGGAAACACTCCCGACCTCTGGGACGGATAAGGTTAATACGGTTCCAGTCAGTGCATATGCCGCTTTAGGGCCGCTGTTTACCTCTGTTACGATCATTGATAGCCCTCCTTCTATTCTATTGGACTTTAGGATTGATCACTGTCCACATGACGGTGACTGTTTTTGCGCTTCCTGTCATACGGATCTTGAACCCGTTCTGTGTTTTGTCATAGACAATTAACTCACCCACTGCCCCAATGTCACTGGCATCGATAATACTGACGTGCACATCATAGTTTGGCGCATTGAGCTGAGGATAGGAATCGGCTGGAAAACTCACCAGCACATACGGATCGGCGCTTCGAAAGTATGGATCATTGCCGCTGTATGTTATGGTAGCCTGTCCTTGTAACAACCGCTGTTTTTTATACTTCTCGATCTCGGTGGCGTTCATCCTAGTCTGCTGCGCCAAAAACGCCGCCAGAAGCCCGATATCATAGTGAGCGACTAGGATGCCGGCTTCGATATTGTTCATGTTCTCCTCGTCGACCGGCGTCCCTTCAACAATCACCTGGCCGGTCGCTTCGTCGAGTACACGATCTTCCCAAACGGTTGGCTCATAAGTTCGTGTTCTATGAATTTCAGACATCTAATTACCCCTCCTGGACGGTAAATTTAAATTCAAATAAACGACCTTTATTTTTTTCATGCATTTTATCGCTAGTTAGTTCAGCGACGACATTTCCGTTTGTGTCTAACAATCGAACCTTTGTTACTTTTCCTATCGGATCCCTAGTCGTTAGATACACATGTTTTATTACGGTTGAATTAGATACGATAGACCTTCTGATCTTTCCTTGATATACCTTACCGTCAATGGTGTAGTCAGCTTTAACGCATTTTTGGTCAATAAAATTTGCTATCTCTTGAAGAATAAACGGAGAAAGCAATATTATCACCATCCTTTACCTACATGAAACTTTCCGCAAAATCTAGGCTGTGATGTTCCGTTTTTCATTCCCGAAGATATGAATGAAATATCCTCGCTTGTCTCCGCCATTGAGTCGCCAAGAGGAAACTCAATATTTCTGTATGAGCTATAACCATATAAATTTTGTTGAAAGACCGTCGCAATAGACGTAGCTCTGACTCCTGTTCTTGCGTCGTTGCTTTTCTTTCCTGCATAAATCTCACCTGTAAAATTCAAAACGGAAATACCATCTCTTGTAGAAGGTATAATCCGCGTTTGAGAATTTTTTGAGCTCCCCGGCATCACAATGCCTGATCGGAATTTTATTACCGGTTTGATTCGAATTCGGTCATCGTGAACGATCTGAAAATACGTACCTTCACTTTTTCTAAACCAAATGGCATCTAACCTTGTACTTTTACGCTTATGAGCGTAAATCAAACGAAGGAGGACTGGGATGTCGCTTTCATTTTTGATATCCTCATCCGTTTCGATCTTAAAATGATATGGTTTTCCTCCGTATTCGAACCATTCCCGTAATTTTGCATTCTTAAAAAAAATAGAAGCTACCTCTTCAATAGCCCACGGAGTCCCTTTTCTCTTGTGAACTAATTCAGCTTTTTCAATGAGCGCCCTTTTCTGCTCCTCAGGAAGATTCACGTCGTAAAAATCAACATGCTCTTCATACGCTACCATGTCGAGAGCAAAAGCCGGAGGAGCTGTTTTTGGATCTAAGATTTCAATTTCCTTTAATAACTTTTTGAATTCATCATTTACTACTTCTGCAATTGCAAGAGTGACCTCATCTTGCTTCAGACTGTCAGGCAGTATATCGACTAAGTTCAGATCGTCTAGTTTAATCATCCGTCAGCCCTCCGAATGTAAGAGCAATCATATTTTCTTTTGCTACTTGCGTTTTCTTCACTTCGATAAAAGAGGCCGGAGCTTGCACGAAACACCGTGAAGCTCCAGCCGCTTTTACCCGAGCGACAAGCTCACTCGGGTCTACCCATCTGCCCAATTTACTTTTTTGCCAGACAGCGTATTCGCTGACGGCAGCTTGAATCTGAGTTTGGATATCGGTTAGTACATTTGCCTTTTCTCTCGAAACATAGTAGGTTAGTTGAATGTCATAAGAAACCACATCTGGAGGGCGAACGATTACTTTATCGGTAAGAGGCCGGACTGTTTTGTCATTGCAGATTTCCGTAATCCTATCCAGGACAGTTTGGTCGGGCAGTTCCCCGTTTTCTAACAGCACAATAATTTCTACCACGCCGTCCGAAGGCGACTCGACCGCGACATCAACAATTCTTTGATCCGCTGTTTTCGCATAAAAGATATACGCCCCTTCAGGTCCAGCTGTACTGTATCTTTCAGGTGATTGTCGAATGCGTTCGGCATACGGATCGTCGTCTTCCCAATCCGTACCACCACTGGTAGTAGTAATATTATATGCTTTAACAACAAACGGAATGGGATCAACGATATTGTTGATTTGACCTGGAAGAAATCCGTTGCCTATTGGACCTGGCTCTGTACATTGTACTTTCACGTCTACATACTCCGCATTTTCCGGCACTAACGTCTCTTGGATTGTCTCGAAAAACAACTCGTTGCCATATGATACCCGGTGTCCCTTTGGGATTACCATATTCTGAATTGGATTGAGCTCATAACGAACGATGCACTCTGCGGGTTTTGGTTCAAGTCTTGAAACCCCTTTTTTGTTTCCGATGTGATCTAAAAAATCGTCTTCCGCATAAGCTAAAGAATTTTGCTTCGCAGTGTAATCAATCCGGTTGTAAGCTAGGGAAAGTGCATAAACAACCGTCTGAATAAACTTCCGGCGTGGATCTGCATCTGTAAGATGGATCCCCGTTTTTTCTTCAAATTTTGTTACCATCTCCGCTTCGATTTCGCTAGGGTCTCGGTTGACAAAGTCTATGTCAGGCAGTCCAAACCTCGCCATTTTCCTTGTTCACCACCTTTACTTGTGGAATCAGTCGTCCATTCAAAGGATCAGCTGAAAAGGTGACGCTTTCCACCGTGACTCGTGGTTCATACGCTTCGATTTTTTCGATGATTTCAGATGTTATCTTTGCCTGGGTCAATTGAATAGGCGAATCGACAACATCTGGAGATACCCCCAAATTGACATCCAGCACACAAGAACCGATGATTGTAGATAAAATAAATCTCACGTTTTGGATAATTTCTTCATTGCCGGTTGCGCCATAATCGATGTTTTTAAAATCAATCATTTGCATCACATCTTTTCGAATCGAACATATTTCGGATTAGCTGACACATACGTCCCCCCTCCGAGCTTGTACCAAGTGATGTCAGTCTTCACGGTTCCATAAACCTTGTATGCTTGTCCCTTTCGTAACACGCGGACTATTTTGGCCTTTAGGCTTGGACCGGAACGCAAATTGAGCATCCCTACTTTTACTATTACTTTTCCAATCGGACCTTTTTTAGATGTATTCGTTTTAGGAGGAGGAGGTTTTGGTTTAGATGCCGCTGACGTCGGTTTATAAGGTTCAGGATACTCTACTAACGTCAGTTCCAAATCTGCCGATACTAAAAGACCATTCGCACCTCTGGTCTTATGAATTTCCCGCAACTCCGTCAATACCCATGAAGAAGTACTGATAGGAGAGCTGCCAATAATAAATTTGGAATATACACCGCTATCCCTTGCCGCTCTTAGTTTTCTAATAACATCTGCTGGATTGACGCCTAAAAAAGAAGAAACCTTGACAACAAATTTAATCCTTTCTAATCCAGGTCCCAAAAACTCCGGAGCAGGTTTCCGTCCCACAATTTCGTGTTCATGCCATCTTGATTCTCCTTCTCGCTCGAACTCATCGAAAGTCAGAACCTTTTGAGACGATACTTCAAATATAACCCCTGCAAAGCTCCCGATTTTCGCCAACCTTAACTACCTCCGATCGGTGGAGACGTTACGCCATGTACTCCCGCGTGAGTATGATTCTTTAAACTGATGCCATCAGCAATGACATCACCGATGACAGTAACGTTTCCATTCGCTTTGATATTAATTGGACCTGCGCATTGAACGGAAAGAGTATGTGTTTTCGTGTCATAAGAGATAGTAGTACCATCCTCAAATTGCAACACTCGTAAATGCTTTTCTTTTGCTGGAGGGATATCTTCATCATTATACAAAGAGCCAATAACAAAGCCTTCGTGGTTGGAATTCGGGAGAAACAAAACCACCACTTGTTCCCCTACAACCGGAAGCCAATACTCTTTATTTTTCATGGCACCTCTAACTAAAACGGGCAATTCTCCTGTCACCAAATTATCGCGATCGTCAAAAGCCACTCTTACTTTGCATTTTTCTGGATTGACAGATGACACAATACCGACCCTGACGATATCCATTAATATCCCTCCAAGCATTTTCTTAGTTCTATAGATGTCGCTGTCCCAGATGAAGAACCCGAAAACCTTGTTCGTGTGATGATGTACTTCCCGTCAAAATTTCCGAATCCCTTCACATTGACCGTCATACCTGAATAATAGTTTTTCACACCTGAAAAAATAAAAGACGCCGTATTTGCGTCTTTGTTTGCTTCCCTCAATTTTTTCTTTGCCAGCTTCATCGCTTCGGCAGTACTTTTCACCTGTTCGTTGATCACTAAAATTCTCCCTGTTTTCGGGGAGTTTGGCGGTGTGAAAGTGTATCGGATAGTTTTTTTCTTCGACGGATCGCGATATTCCACCTTCGCCGCTCTATACTTGCCGTTTAGACTTTTTGTGAACGAGTAATCAACCAGGTATGGATCATTTGGCTGTATTGTCGCTTGAGCAGCTGCTTTCTCGTATTTCGCTTCGTCCATCACGACAATCGTCTTGTTTGCAATTTTAAGGGATAAACCGTTCTCATTACATAAACGCATTAAGAACTTTATATCCTGTTCACTTGCCTGCTCCACCCTATCAATATCTGGGTTTTCATCCGAATTGTACTGAAGCTTCATATTGTTCGCTTTGGCTATATCTGAAAAAACCGTTTTTAGCTTCGTTTTCTCCCAGGATCGGCTCTTCTGTTGTCCACGTAAACTCCCGGATTCCGGAAGGCTAATAGCAGCAATCCGAAACCCTTCGCCGTATTTAAGGCCGATTTCATCAATTTCAAACAACCCCATCGGTTTCGTTTCTGTTTTTTTGTCCCCGTACCAATTTTGTGAGATGATCGAGGCTGTAAGCAATGCCCCTTCCGATGGCATCCAAGATCCGCGCCAAAGTTTTTGGGTGTCTTCTAGCAAAATTTCTAAATCGTCAGCAGCTCCGGATAAATTGTCTGTAATCGCCCATTCTTTCAGAAACGGATGGATATAAGTATCTAATTTCTGATTGTTATATTTCAGGCTTATATATGCCCTCCGAGCATTAGCCATAGGCGCCGCCCTCCATTACATCCTCTTCTATATCTCCTGTATCGTCTGTTGCAACTTCCTCCGTTTCGTCCACATCCTCTGCAACTTCCTTCATCCAGAACGGCGTATCATCAATGATTCCTTCGATGTCTGGTACTTCTAAAGTGATTCCGTGCGGAAAAACAACTATATCTCGGTATTGCTGGTTATAATCCAGCAATACCGTCATTAGATACTCGCTGCCATATTGTTCATATGCGATTTTGCTCCATGTATCCCCTTTTTTTGTTACATACTTCATGCGTAGGACACCCTCGCTTTTTTCCGTAAATACGAATTCATTTGTTCTTCGAAGTTAGAACGTTCCCGTTTTAGTACCGGCTCTACTTCTCTTGCCTCTACACCTTGAATGACAGGTGCGTAAGTGAAATTGAATTGTTGGAAGGAGGATGTTTTCAACTCTTTCGACTTTTCATATATCGAATCCACTCCCAGCAAACGGCCGGTTTCTTCGAATAAAGAAAGAGATCGCGGATCACCAGGTCGAATAGGGATGATTGATTCAGGCTTTCCTGCTTCTGCGACCATGCCAATGTGCGGTTTGCGGAATATACCACCTCTAGCGTGCTTTTGGACTTTGCCTCCGCCGCCTGCAGATACAGAGATTCGAGGAGCAGGAACAGAATCAATTCTTGCCGCAAGTCGATTCAATGCTGATTTTACAGAATCTGCAGCTGATTGAATTCCATAAATGGACGCGATCCATCCACTGGCTTTCCCTATATAGGACGCTAGGATAGACATATTCGACTTGGCCATGTTTGCGCTGGATTGAATACCATAGATAGATGCGATCCACCCACAAGCTCTCCCCGCATACATAGCCAAAAGGGAAAGATTGTTCGATGCTTGAGCTCCATGATTGGCAATAGGGAAAATGCCGCCTACAATTTTTCCGGATGCTTGGCCAGTATACATGGTAAGAAGGGACATGTTATGCGAAGCTTGCTGCGCATTTTGGGCTAAAGAAAAAATAGATCCGACAATTCTCCCTGTTGCTTGTCCTGTATACATGGTGAGTAACGACATATTGTGGGACGCGAGTTGTGCATTTTGGGATAACGGGAACAAAGAGCCAACTATTCTCCCAATAGCCTGACCGGTGTACATAGTGAGAAGTGACATATTATGCGAAGCCAATTGTGCACTTTGCGATAACGGAAAAATAGCGCCGACAATCTTCCCAGACGCTTGGCCGACATACATGGTCAATAAACGGAAGTTTTGTTCGGCCAATGCAATTGTCGACGTTAACGAATTAATACTTTGATTTACTGCATTTGAGTTGACGTTTGAATTGACTGACGTTGAGGTCGAAGTAGATCCGGAAGAATTAGCTGCTCTGACCGCATCGGTTGCTTTACCGGCCATCCATTTCCCTGCAATATACCCTCCGATACCACCTATGAGTCCGCCTATTGCTGTTCCGAGGCCTGGCGCAATAGCAGTTCCAATTGCAGCGCCAAGTTTAGCTCCGCCCCATCCTCCGGCTAATCCGCCTGCAGCTTGTACGGTAGCTTTCGTCTTATCTTTTGCTTTATATACTCCGTATGCTTCTGTCGCGATACTTAACGGAAGAGCTAACTTCCCAAGAGTTTTTCCAGTCTTGGTCAGAAGCTCTCCGGCTTTAGCTAACTTCCCTGACGATTTTGCTGCTTGTTCGGCTGCTTCGTTTGCAGCGGAACTCACTTTTGTTTTTCTGTAATCATTTAGGTATACAACTTTTCCGGCGCTTTTAGGGGCACTTTTAGGTTGAGTATTAGCCTGTTTCGGAGCAACCGGCGATGGCGGTATCGTCGGTCCTTGCGGTTTGTTTTTTAACTTTTTAGCAGCTTCAAATGCTGATTTTCCTTTACCAACAACATATTTTCCGCCAGACCATATCCCCTTAGCCAATAGTCCACCGGTCAATAGGTTTGCTACAATCCCAAGTCCTGCTGCACTAGCAAAGTTCCCTTGTCCTAGCTGGTTTAGGGAACTAGATAAAAGACTCTTTAGCATTCCGATATATGCATTTATGGAAATTTCAGCGAGCTTCGCGAATATCTTCTCGAATTTTTTTCCGCCCGAACCATTTACCCACTCTTCTACTTTTGTCGTTGCCTCATCCAATGCATAGACAACCTTATCGCCAAAATCCATGTCTTTGAATTTATTCCATTTTTCGAGCTCCGCATAATATTCATTTAGATACTCTGGATCCATTTTTGCCCGCATAACGTCAAATTTTGGCTTAGTTGTGGTAAATGGAGCCAGAATATCATCCATCGCTTTACCTATTCTTTTTCCAGCTTTCTCAACTCTAGGGGCACTTCGCTCGAAAGCATCCGCCGCTACTGACGCCACTTTCTTAATAACCGGCAAAGTCCCTTCGGCAGCAATAATTTGTAGCGTTTCAAATGCACCCCGGAGCTGTTCTACAGCACCTGCCGCGTTGTTCATCTTTTCTTTTGCGACATCTAGTGCTGTAACTTTTGACATCTCGTCATACATTTTCTTGATGCCGGCAGCGCCCTCTTTCGCGAGTATCGTTGCTGCACGAATGGAATCTGAACCGAACATTTCAAAGAAAGCAGCTGTACGTTCTTGGTCTGTTAGTTTGCCGAATTTTTGATGTAAAATCTCCGCGACTTCGGCCATATCCTTCAATTGGCCGTTTGTATCAAATAAAATATTTGTTCCGTCCTTAAGTATTAAGCCGTACTTTTTAAATAACTCAGCCGCTTTCTTCGACTTCGGTTGAACGTTGGATAAGAACGTTTTGAGCGATGTACCCGCATCGCTACCTTTTAGCATGTTATTGGAGAATAATGCGAGGGTAGCATTTACTTCTTTGAAACTAACACCAATTCCGTCTGCAACTGGTCCCACCGCACTTAGTGCATATTTCATTTCGTGGACATCAGTAGAAGATGCATTCGCGGCGCCGGCGAGAATATTTGCTACCTGAGCAGCTGAAAGCGCGTCTTTTTTGAAGCCATGCAAAGAATCTGACATGACTTCAGCTGCTTCAGATAGCTCAAGTCCTCCGGCCGTTGCTAAATTCAGTGCAGCTTCTAGCCCTCCGGCCTTTACAATAGCCGGTGATATCCCCGCTTTTAGTAGCTCCTCGATCCCTTGCGCCGCTTCTAGAGCACTGTATTTTGTTTTTGCCCCAACTTCTAGCGCGAGGGATCTCATTTGTTGCATTTCTGCATTGGTTAGACCGGTGACAGCCTTGATAGCTGATAGCTGTGCCTCAAAATCCATTGCTTTGTGTATAGACGAATATGCAGCTGCTGTTGATGCAGCAGAAGCAGCAGCAAAAGGAAGAACGGAAGCCACTGTTGTGGTCGCTCTTCCTCGAAAATCATTGAGATTTTTCATCATTTGCTGCTGTTTCTTCATCTGTACTTGTAGTTGTTTTTGCTTTTGTACATTTTTTTCTAATTGGGAAGCTAATTTTTGATGCGCTACGGCATATTGTTCTGCGGAGATTTTTCCGCTTTTATATTCTCTGTCAAGCGCACGTAAACTAGCCTTTAATTCTTTCGTTTCCTGCTTTAATTTTTCTGCTTTCGCCGAAGCAGAAGTGAAAGCGCTGGTGAAACTGCTTGCAAGACGACCCGCAATATGGAAACTGACTTCGAACACTTTTCTACCCAACGCTCTCACCCCTCTTTCTCTTCTTTGTGAATTTCAAGTGCCACGTCTACCCATTCTTCAAGTTCGTAGAAAGTTTGATTAAGGTAATATTCCATTGATGTCTTAGTGTACATAGCTAACTTCATTGCTGTTTTTCGGATGTCTCTTGTTCCTCTGATTCCATACCCAGTAAAAAAAGCTGCACTTGTGCCGTTACATCAAGGAAATCGGACCAGTGCAACTTTTGAAGTTCGTCAGCGATTATGCCGGACGCACGAGCTGCAATCGCTAACTGTGTTTCCTGACTTAAAATATTGAATTGTGTTCGATTTGCTCGCAGCTCTCTTTCCACCTCAAGTATGTCAGCGCCGGTTAATCCTTCTAAGTCTAATTTGATTACCTCGATTTTTTTGCCGTCAATTTCAATAGGTTTGGTCAATTTTACTTCTATCATCTTTACTCCTCCTCATATTACTATTACAAGCCTAATGCTTTTCGTACATCAGCAAGGTAATCAACACCGTTCACAACATATTTGTAGTTCAATTTGTCTAGCTCAACCAACGTCTTTCCGCCGATTTCGATTTTGATATAAGTGATTTCAATGTCATTGCTTGCATCATATGGAGAACCTTTTTCCATTTTTCCGAGATCATTTTTAGTCGGTGTTCCGCGAACGAATACTCGGCAAGGGACTTGACTGTATACCCCAGATGATGCATCCAGGACTTGATTTGCACCGCGACAATCAAAAGAAATCACCCGTGGTTCCAGCAACGAAGCAAAGTCATTATTCAGTACCCGCCAGTTTAATGTCAGTTTCATAGATTGAAAATGTCCGATGTTAGGAGATTCATATTCTCCTGCGATACCGGCTCCCCTAACCGTTTCGGTCATAGCTTCAAACGAAGGAAGTTGAACGTCGGCTATGCCTAGCAGGTTATTTCCGTCTCGGTACACACGAAAATCGTTGAGTTTTTCAGGAACTAAATTGGCCATCTATATAACCTCCTTTACGCAAATAAACTGTTAAGATAAGACACATCAAATTCAACAACCCATTCAATATCTTCTGCCGGCGGAGGTGATGCCATGAATAAATGTAGTTTCACTTTACCGTTTAGTAAGTCTGTAACAGGGTTTTCTTCTTGGCGGAATTCCACTCGCCCACCTAACATAGCTCCTACTGCAGCTAGTCCGTTCATCCAAACATTAGCACTGTCAATGAATTCATCAATTAATCGATTATTGGTTGGATCATCAACGTTTACCCAAAATGATAGGACGAGAGTGTTTTCGACCCAGTTAAACATCCGGCGGACCGGAATAAAAGAATCTTTTACATCTGTATTAGCTGGATACACACTTGTGCGATTACCCCACAATCTCCAACCGCCAATAAAGTTGAGGGCTGTAATAATCCCGTTTTCATTTAAATATGCTGCTTGATCTTGACCTAAAGAAACTTCTTGTCCATTAGCTAACAAAGTGTCCATAACAAGAGTTTTGTTAGAAGGGGAAACGAACGGGATTCCATCGTTTTTCTCATCTGTTTGTGCTGTAACTGCTGCTGCGTGAGAAGAGAAGTTATATATTTTATCACCTAGTTTGATATCTCCCCAAAAGATAGATGCATATTCATCGACAAGTGAGTTAGTGTTTTTGTATTCAACGGCTTTTGTATAAACGTTAGCTATAGAAGTATCGATATCGATGTATGCCTTTGCTTTAAACACGCCGTTAATGTTTTTTACTTTTGCTTTCATAACCGCTGCAACGGCTGTTTTTTTGCTGAATTTAGGCGCAATTAAAATACAAGGAACCATTTGGAGTGTCGGGAATACAGAGTTTAACAACTCCAATCCCGTTGACTTTCCTGTCGATGCGTCGTATCCACCGATAATATCCGAATCTGTAACTTTCGAAGGATCCAGATACGAATAAGAAACCACCAACGAAGTTGTAGATGCCGAGATAGCTCCTCCATCGACAGCTGAAATGACGACTTTTCCTGTATCATCGTAAGTAGCTGTATAATCGATATCTTTTGCAAGATTGTTTCCTCCAGAGGTCAACTTTACAGCAAGTGTGTTTAACAAGACTCCTTCTTGGTTAATTATCGCTTTCTTGTTTTGTACAGAAATCGATTGATTGGTAACATCTGTTTTATGTTTAGATGGATCGAGAACATTAATAAAAACCACCGGAGATACGTTATACAATTTAAAGTGTGTATCCATTACTTCACATAATGTGAAATTAGAGTAATTCGAACTGTATCCTAGCTTTCTAACCGCCTCATCAAATGACATTGCCAAGACCGGTTTGTTGATGCTCACAGTTTCCGTTGCTAAATGAATCGGTGCTGTACCCACTGCTACTGTCAAAGCAGAAAGAACTTGGACGGGTGATTTTACGCTGGTCGATCTTTCTGAAATGCTAATACCATGTCTATATGCCATTATTTATTACCCCTTTCGCGAAAAATATTGGACTGTTTGTTGGTAAAATACCGATTCTGCCGACGTAGCATCATTCAATCGACTTTCTACTGCAGAAAGCTGACTAACCGGAACGAATAACCTTTTAAATGCTGGACATTTCTCAAAATGTAATTTCAGATGATCAGGAATACCGTTTGAAAAGGTAGTGTATTTTGTCAGCAGACCACCCGGAAGTGACGGACCTACATAAATAAGAGCTTCTTGTTGTTCCTGTTTTTCTTGTTCAACAATGACTTCTTCTTTTTGTTCCTGTTCAGCCACAACCTCTTCCTGGTTTCTTCTTTTAGAGGACATAAGGCAAACCTCCTTCGTTTTGTACTTTAGGTATGATATATTCAGCAGCGATGTACCCGACCCATTCAGGAGCATATTGTTCTTCCGGGATCTGTATGGATAATCCCTCTTCATTTAGCTGAAAAGAACCAAATATCGGCTGTTTTAACATTTCATTCCGTATGCGAGTCAACACATTTAAAACGTCACGGAAACCAATCTGGTGATCATCGCATACAGTCCCTGCGATAATGTGGATCAGTGCTCGATTTTCTCCATTTTTAATTCGTTCCTCTACATATCGAATAATGACATGCGGATAATCCGGTATTTCTTGTTCTTCCTTTCTTTTTTTAGGAGGGAGGAATTGTTGCCGCACTTGAGGTGGCCTACGTACTCCTTGATGAGTCGTTTCTAGGTTATATTGAGTGACCCACCGCTCGATTTTTTCAGTTAATGCATCAATTAGACCTATACTTGTCATCAAATTGTCCATCATTAATCCTCCAATGCGCGGCTAATCTCATGTTCTAAACGTTCATCGAGCTTGTCCTGCGCTTTTTCTTCTACCCATCGTGAAACACTTGGGCTACCGATCATTTGAGGAACGGATGGACCGTATAATTGGCGGATCGGCAATCTCGGTTTGCCGACACGTTGGAAAACTCCAATGTATCCTGATTTCATCTGAGCAGTAAATGCTCGTGCAATCGGTCCACCTTCTCCTCTTTTGACTGTAGCTGTCAATGGCTTTTTTCGTTTCGGCTGCGGTTTTTTAGGTGATACCTTAAATTTAATAAGAGGGATAACCGATCCTCTGGAAACGACAGATGCGGATAAATCCTCTTCGTTTGCCGGATATATTTTAATGGTGTTAATGACATCACCATGCTTGATTACGTACTCTTCCCTTGCTTTTCTTGCTGCTTCTGTTCGCGCAGTGTAAGCTGCACGATTAATGGCTCGTGCAGCTGCGCGAGGGATTTTTTCTGGTATTTCCGCTAGTGCCTCCTCCAAACGTTCCATGTGTTCGATGCTCAATTCAATCATTTATTTCACCTACGCTTCATTTGTCATGGCATTAATTTTCAGCACTCCGCTTTCTTCAGAAACAGAAACAACTAAGTAGTCTTCCCCATTGATGTAAATCTGTTGACCGACCGCCGGTTTCTCAAAGTCATCAGATTTCACCAAAATCGTGATCGATGATTGATATATCCCATGAGTTATGTTGTAAAGTTCTTCTGGATGTCGTGGACGCTCATGAAATTGGTCAGACCCAATGATAGCTAAAACTTGTTGGCCATCAATATCGATATATTCCGCAAATTCATCTTGATTAAAAAACACGTTTTTTAAGTCCTTCGCTAGTTGATCTTTAAAATTCATGAAGACGCTCCTTCATTGGCTTCTTCCTTTTTGCCACCGGTACTGGATCCTCTTGATTTCTTTTCAACAAAAAGAATTGCTGTCTTACTTTCTATAAATTTATCAGCTAGATCATCGGGACAGGAAAATTTGTTTCCAGGCTCAATGATTCGTCCATTTAAGAAAACCGGTACTTTTGCCTTTAATATTTTCATAATTTATCACCTTACCCGATCTTTACTCTTGCCACTGATTTAGACGCGGCCTTTGCTTCAACCACCCATCCTGCAGGTACATTACCATCAGCCGTAGCTGTTAAGGCTGTACCGTTCCAATACACAACCTGTCCGACTGTAAATGCTTCGCCTGTTGATGCAGGTATATCATACACACCAACGACATGTACACTTCCAGTTGCACCAACTGGAATATCGCAACCTGCAACACCGATTCTGGTTGCCAATGGCACTACATCATTCGCTTTAATGTCTGTTGAACCTGTATTAGTAAAATCGATGGTTTCTCCTCTTTGAACATAATAAGCTTGAGGATTATTCAGCATGGTTATTTCCCGCCTTTCTTAAATTATTGACCGTTGTTTTTAACAACAGTTTTGTAATCCACAATAGTTACTCCGTAGTCGATATAAATATCCCACACGTAACCTAATTGACCCGCTGGTGGCTGTTTCATAACGATTGTCGGCATATCTACTCCATTCAAATAATCAACTTGAATTGGACTGCGCAATTGGTCAGCAACCAAGTACCACTCTTTCGCACCATTTTCTGTTGCATCGTCTAATTCAGCATCACTAATAACAGTTAGACTGTTATAGAATGGGTTTGGAATATTTGGATTCGTTTGACTTGGATCGACTGTAGACCCAATTAATTGACCAGCTTTTGTTTCTAATGCTGTTGGAACGATCAAGAATTTCGCAGGGATATTTAATTTTACCTGTCCACCAGCCGCTTTTTGATTTTTCATTTTCATTCGCATATCAGAAAGCGCCTCAACACTTGGTGCAGAGTTAACAGAAGAAATATTGCCATGTTCAGGTGAGAATAACGGTTTGCCGTCCCAAATCGCAGGGTTTTTCGCAAGCATTTGGTATACCAATCGGTTAATCCCAAGTCGTGCAGATTGAGCATATAAAGCCGGAATAGTTGAGATGAAATCAATGTCATCATTGATGAACGCTTGGCGTGACATAGTGAACTGCCGACCAAACGTTAATAATTGACGTTGCGGTCCTTCTTCAGCATTCGGCATATCATGTTTCAATTCACCGCTTTCTGGAACAGGTAATAACTCACCAGCTGTACCTACTTGATACGTCTTTGTAGGTCTGAAATCTTTTAGGGTTCCGCGTCTAGTCCAAAGTTGATATGTGGTAGGCGCCTCTGTATATGCTTTTTCAAAAACAGTACGAGCCGTTTGGTCGATAATTCCGGTGAATAAGCTTGTTGGAGTCAAGTACTGACGTAAGATTTCATCGCTGCTTAAACGCGCTGCATTCGCAACTCCCTCTATACGTAAAGCTTCAATTGCTAATTCGCGCAGAGATAGGTTACGAAGTTCAGTTGCACCAGGGGCAGGTTTCTCTACATTTATTCCGGCACGAAGAGCTAATCCATCTCTTGCTGCATCACGGAATTTATCCCTTTCGTCTCGAATAACGCCCACGCTTAAAGGCTTCTTTTCAGCAATCTGTTTTTCAAGAATGATCTTTCGGACTTCATCCACAGTTTTCCCTTCTTTGATATACTCCTCAGGATCATAACCGAGGCTTCTGCACAAACTTTCAATCTCTAAAACTCGTTGTCTTTCAGCTTCTACGGCTTGGCGTTGGATATCCTCAACATTTACCGGCTGAGAATCATTTTTGCCTTCTGCCCCAGCTGCTATTAGCGCATCAATTTGCGCTTGCAAATCATCAAATTCCCGCTGCTCACTTTCGGTTAAATCCCTTTTTTCAGCTTTAGCCTTATCAACAATTGCTTTTTGTCTTGCTAACAATTCCTTTAGATTCATAATTAAATACCTCCTAGCATGTTTTCGTTTAATTGAATCTGTTTATAATAAATTGATTTTGGTTCGGATTTTTCCATTTGCTCATTTTGTGGTGCCGGAAGCTCGTCCATTTCTCGTCCCACCCCAACTGTAGGATCGGCAGGAACAGAAACAATGGAGATTTCAAACGGCTGCCATTTTACAGCTATGCTGCAAGGTCCCACATGTTTTCCATCACTGGACGTTTTTCCAGCCGCTACTTCTTCCCAGCTGTCTACGCGATATCCCACGCTAACGCCCTTTAATGTTCCATTTTTCACTTTTTGATAAATAACATCACTTTCGGGATCTTCATCAAAAGTTACTAAGGCATAGCCCCTTCCATCTTGCACCCAGGCTTTGTCAATTCTTCCGATAACCTTGTCTCTGTCATGATTAAACAACAAACAACCAATTTCATTTAGCCTGGTAAGGTCTACAGCTCCCTCGTTGTGGCTCAAAATTTCAATACCAAACCAACGCTCATAAGGCTCTTCGCTTGAAAAACTTAATTCGACTTGTCGTTTTTCTTCATTGATGGCCTTAAAGTTAATACTGGTAGCCCGGTTAAGTGTTAAATTTTTATTTTTGACTTGTCTCTCCAAAACCTATCACCCCTTTCTGTTTCATGTACTCAATTTCTTTGGCTCTTTGATCAATAATCTCCCTCCAATCTTGACCGGATGATGCTGCTATCTCTGCCAAAGTGGTTTGATTTGTCTCTAAAGAAATTTTGTTTGCAGTTGCTTCCTTCAATGGATCAATCCATTTCATTCCTGGAGGCGTCCATTCGTGCTGCATGTATTCCTTTTTCTTGTTCCAAAAATCTTTGATATTCAAAGCACCACTTAATACGGCAGAAATTAAAAAAGTCTCATAGACCTCTGTAAGAAGATGGTCAATGAGAAACTTTTGCTCAATTTGATACGTTTTTTGATCTTCAAGTAATCCTTGTCGAGCGCTGCTATAGTTAACTTGGGACATATCTCGTGAAATCGCCTCGTAAGATATCCCTTGTCCGCTTCCAGCCAATCTTTGTTGTAGTCTTACAAAATCCGCTGCACTAGCTCCTTGTCCTGCTGGATTAACAACTGAAATATCATCACCAGGATTAAGTTCCATGATCATCCCAGGACTAAGGGTTTTCCCTTCATAAGTATTAGAAGAGCTCCTCCCTTGTCTACCGAAACTTGCACCAGGCGCAGGGCTTTGTCGCCTAATAAAAACGGATAAACAAGCCGCTACTCTTTCTTTTACGCTCACGGCCTCCATGTAAGAATTTATATCTCTTATACGAGTAATTGTCGGGGCCATTTCAGACATTTCTCTAATTTGAGAAGGTCTTTTTTTCTTCCATAAAAAAATGACGTCATTAGCTTCAATCCGTTCAGATTCCCCTGAATAATAGCCATTAACGTCATATTTTTTGAAATAGTATGCAATTGGTCGATTAAACTCATTATATTCAATGCCATTGATAATCCTTTTACCATCTCTGCCTGTCTGCATCGTATCTAGATCATCCACTTCGCGAATTTGTAAAGAGAATGGAATGATGCCATCTTTTGTATAGCGTTTGATAAAAATGATTCCACCATCAATTTTTGTACGTCTAACAGCCATACGGCACATTTCATCAAAACTTTGCTGGAAGGTGACGTCACAATTTCGAGGTTTACACCATTCTTTCCATAGTTTTTCAATTTTTGCGTTTAATTCTTCATCATTGGTTTTAGCTTGCAGTTTGAATCCTGTGCCTACGACGTTTCGCTCGAAAGCTCCTATAATGCTTTCTTGAATATCGGAGTTACGTTCCAAATCTCTCGCTCTTGCACGGATAATATCCCGGTAAGCTCCATCTGTTTGTTCCGCCGTAGAATTTACAACACGCCATCCCGCATTTAGACGGTCATTCATTCCGGCATCATAGTTTCTTAATTCTTCATACGCTTTTCTCCAAGCTTCGCGTTTGTAAGCAAGACTAGGAGAAATAAAAGCAATCGCTTTATCAAGCCAATTCAATTGATCACCTCCTATCGAATACACTTACAAATGTATTGGCAAAGCCATTATTAGGATTATTTTCATAGCTGATTTGCGCTTCCAACTCTTTTCGCCTTTTATACAGCAAGGCTAAATCCGCTCTCCTTAATCTTCTTGAGCCGATTTGATATTCTTGGCCGCCGATTTCGATAGCAGTAATCGCTTCATTAATTTGTTTTAATTGTTCTTCCAATGAGCTCAATGTCATCACCCCCTAAAACCACTCTATATTTTTTAGCCAGGCATTATTAAAATCCATAGATTGCTTATTTACCTGCGGTACCTCATTCACTTTTTCATTTTCATCCTCAAGCATTAAATGGATATTACGCACATGTAAAACATCTGCCGCTGCAAACGCATAAACTTCAGCGTCTAAATAGTGGTTGTCTGCATGACTCGTTTTCTTTACCCATACCTGTTTAACTCTACCACCGCCAGTTTTAACATTGACTTTATGCTCCGCCGTTACTTGTTCCGCATATTCTCGATCACAATTTTTATAAACCATCCATGATCCTCGGCCGTTTGGTTTAGCCATTCTGGAGGCAATCATATCTTTGTATTTATCCCCATCAACCAAAAGCAACCGCATACCATGAGCGCTAGATGAAGCTTTGTTGATGGTGCTGATTTTAAAATGAGAATAGCCGCTAGCAACCCCTTTGACCGGGATTGCCCATTCACTATTCAAGGCACAAAATTCATATACTTCATCCGTTTGGTCACCAGAGTCAATCCCGCACAGGTTCACCATGAAGGTTTCGCCATTTCGTTTTCGATATTCCGCATTCATTACCTGTTCAATTTCACGAAAACTCAAAGCCTGACCGTGGGCGATGTTCTGACTCGTTAAGAAAGGCCCCCATGCGCGAATGGTCCAATACAAACTTGTCTCTTGAACGTCAACTCCACCGGTCAGCATTACTGCCCAATCCGGCACTTCGAATTCCTCATATTCAGTCTGTCTTTCTAGGACTAAATCAGCATTGGTTTTTAGCTTTGTATCTTCCCACGGTTCAGCTAACCATGAGTTGACGAAGTTCTGGAATGCTTCCGGATCATCTTTTGAAGCAAGATACTCTTTTGCAATTTCACCGAAACGAACAAACGGAGAATATAAAGTATTTATCCAATAGGCAACTTTTCGTGGAAATTGGGTTTTTTGTTCAATAATTTCCCATCTGCCATATTTCAACATTTGCGGTTTATGTTGATCCGTGATGATGCCGCCGCATTCTTGACAAACGTAATTTGCAAATTCCGCACGGTCTGCATTACTCATTCCTTCTTCTTTCGGCCATTTGATTTGTTTGAACATCAGCTCGATGTATTCGCCACAATGTGGACAAGGTACTTTATAATGTTTGATCACATCCGCATTCTCCATTGCTTTCCAAATATGACCTGTTTTAAGGGTTGGGGTAGAAGTCATGAAAATCTTTCTGTTAGGAAAGGTTTTAGTACGTTCTTTGGCCAATTTTATTGGGTCTGCTTCTTTTTTAGTCGCTCCTGGATACTTATCCACCTCATCCAGGAACAAAAAACGAATCGGTTTACTCGCTAAAGATGATGGGGAATTCGCTCCGTTTAAGCTGATATACATTCCCTCGCACTGTAGCTCTAACCGGCTAGATTCCGCCTTCTTAAACTTTTCTCTTAAAGGTTTTGAATTCATCAACATTGGTTGGAGACGGTTTTCCGATACACTCTCTGCAAGCGCATCGGTCGGATAAACAATCATCACAGGAGAAGGATCCTGCATAATCACATAGCCTAACATATTGTGAAGAGCTTCTGTTCCACCCACTTGAGTAGGTTTTACAAAAATGATTTCTTCCGTCTCCACATTGTTAAATTCGTTCATAATATCTACCAAGTAAGGTGTGATGGAATTATCCCACTTTCCCGGAATGGCCGAAGACTTGCTATCTAAGATCCTATATTTTTCAGCCCATTCGCTTACCGTTAAGTTTTCTGGTGGTTTTAAATGCCGGAGAGGTTTTGAAATAAAATCAGGTAAGCTATTTTCTTTTTTTCTTGGCATTGTAAACACCATCTACACTCATTTGTTCTAAAGCGTCGTTAATAATATCTGTTAACCTCTTTTCGATTTTCCTTGCTTCAATCGGTTCTACATAAGAACTGATCTCTCCGGCTAACTTTCTCGAAAGAGACATGGCCGATTTTTTGAAGATAATAAAAAATCGAGACAATTCTGCCTCGACTAATTCCTTTTCAATGTATTTTCCATTCGCAATTTCAGTCTTAAGCCTTGTTAATTCCGACTGAGCTTCCTTGAAGGCCACCTCGGCCTCCAGTTTCTTCTGCTGAAGATTTAAGAATTTGCTTTTTTCAGTGTCTCCGTTATAAATAAGCCCTCTCCATTTCAATACATGCTTCAAATCCCACCAGCCGCGGCTATGTTGCGTTAACCCTTGTCGTTTCCAGTCTGTCAGCGTTCTGTCACTAATATCCAATAATTCGCAAAGCTCCTTAGTGGATACGATTACCTTGCCATCGACTTTTTTATAACCCTCCACAAATTCACCCCCTCCAATTCCGAAGTTCCGAAGTGAAATTTTTTGATTTTGCGGAGGTGTTTTTCGGGGCTCGCACGACCCGCATAGGGCAATCCCCCTAGGAAGGACCCGTAAGTTGTCAGCAGCTATTTTGACTTTCAGCGCCCTTGCCAGGACTCGAACCTGGACTCTCAGGGTAGAAGCCTGATGTGCTATCCATTACACTACAAGGGCAAAAGAAAAAAGTCGCTCCAGATACAGGAGACGGCTACCAACCAAGTCCACGATATCATCATAGCATCTTTAAATGAAAATGCTCTGTCATTATTCTGCCACTTTTCTGCCGTTATTCTGCCACTTTTTATTCAAAAAGGAATACTCACTCTACAGAAATTTGACCTTCCCTCCCCACTAATGAATAAAATTTCAATGTTGTAATAAGCTAATACAAATAGATTATCCCCTCAGCAATAGAGCTGATTGTTACTTATCTGATGTTTCGGCCTAAAATATTGAGGGGAGGAAAGGCTATGAAGGACAAAAACTTCTTTAAGGAAGTCCTAGTTATAGTCACTTCTAATGTGATTACAATAGTCTTGCTCCGAATTTTAGAGCACATATTTTAACTATTGCTCGCAGGGATAATCCGGGGGCCCGTGCTCAATCAAAGGTTGGGCTCGGTAGACCGGATTATTAATAAAATTATAATAAAAAAAGACCTTACATGATTTGCGTAAGGTCTTCTTACTTTTATCAGGCTTTTTCCATTGTACTTGCTAATGATGTAAACACTAACTTCCCGGTTATTTTTTATATTTTATTTATATTCCCGAATCTTCCATCCTCTTTGGCTGTCTTTCTGCTGTGGTGACTATCGCAGAGAGACTGCCAATTCTCCTCGTTCCAGAACAGCTCGTAGTTTCTTTGTGTGGAATAATGTTGTCTACAATTGTAGCTGGTGTCAGTTTCCCTTCTTCCAAGCAATTAACACACCTGTGCAGCCGTGCCACGATTGTTATCGTATCGTTTATGTTCTTGTGACTTAATGCTGTTCACAGTATCGTCCTTGTGTTAGATTGGTCGGCCTGGAATGGAGCAAGGTTTCAATGGTCTGCTTGGCATAAAATTCACTCCAAATAAAAAAGCACCACAATGGGTGTTGTTTAATTACTATATTTTGCTTCAATCGAGCCCATCATTTTTAATATTTCATGCGCTATTTTTGCTGGTCCAATTTCGTCCCCTTCTTCGATCTCCTTTAATTTCTCAATCAATTCTTTCCACATTTTTTCATAATCCTTCATGTTATCACCTCTTGTTTTATATTCTACACAAAAAGGAGTTTTCCTTTATCATACAATAATAATGTACAACAATGCTCTTTCAATTCCTCGGTATTACTCTTTCAATTACCCATATCTTATATTTTGTGTAATTGGATAATTCGCCGAATCCCTTGATATTCCTGCATTCTCCCAATATACAAAAATGAATTACACACTCCATTTTTTATGTGTAACTCATAAAGAGCATAAAGAAAAAGTGCTCACTTCTTCTAAACAATGAGCACTTCAAATCTTGAATTTCGTCATGGCTCTATCCATCGAATCTTGATTAACACCGATGTATTTCAGAGTAATTGTCGGTGATGAGTGATTGAAAATTTCCTGTAGCATGGCCACGTCTTTGGTTTGCTGGTAAAAGTGATAGCCGAATGTTTTGCGGAGCGTGTGTGTGCCGATTTCATCCAAGTGAAAGCGCTCAGCTACCTTGCGCAATATTTTGTAGGCCATGCTCCGGCCGATGGGCTTGTTACGTCCGTTGCGACTTTTGATTAGATATTCATCGTCACTTTTGCCCTCGATATACCAGTTCAGCTCCCGCCTCAAGGACGGAGTAATACGGATCCTCTTCTGTTTGCCAGTTTTCTTTTCACGAATGCTAATATGTGTCCCCTTCACATCACCGACTTTAAGCTTTAAAATGTCGGAAATACGAAGCCCTGTATTTATGCCAATTAAAAACAGCATATAATTCCGCTTGTTCTGTTCTTTCAAAAATCGCTTAATCGCTTCAATCTTTTCTGGATCGCGAATCGGCTGAACAAAATTCATGATGAAATCACCTCGCTTTCTTCCTTTTTGTACACTTCGATTTTGAGAGCAAAGGCTAGCTTATAAAAGGCACGTGACTTTATGCGATAATACTTGCGCTCGCTCATACCGAGGTCGTTGTAAATTTCGTAATCATATACATCGTCTTCGGACATGTAACGCCGGATGATAATCGCCCGTTCCCATTTACTCAGACGATTGACCGCTGCAGCCATACGTTTAACGTATTCATCACGTTCCCGCTCGTAATCAGCGCTTCTGATGGCCATTTCTTCGGTCGAGGAATGGAATTTATTTGTATTCGACGGAGGAACGAGCGAATAGTGCTGCGTTACTTTCGGTAGTTGGTCTAATCGCAAAGTGAGCAAATAGATACGATATTTTTCTAATGCCGCTTCCACTGCTTTTTTGGTAGCATCGCGGTCAATTTCAGGTAAGGTAAACTCTAATTGCTTTTCCATTTTCTCAACCTCCGAAATGAATGATTAATGCTGACGAAAAGCGCCGCCTTTGGCACGACGATAAACAGGCCGATTCACACCCATCAGTTCTTTTAATTCCCGCTCGGTAAATCGTTCTTTGAAGCGTTTCGGTTTAGGCTCTTTCTTATGCTTATCTGTTCGAAACATCTTGTTCGCTTTCATCCATTTTTGCAATTGCTGCTGAATGGTTCTCATGACACATTCCTCCCATCATTTTTGCTGCAAAAGAAAAGAGGACACCAATCATACAGAAGTAGCCATGCTACTCTGCATAATCAGTGTCCTCACGCTCTCGGTCTTGGACATATTTGGTTTTATTTCCATTATATCAAAATACCGAAAATGAACAATTAGACTGCTGTCTTTTGCAGCAATATTCTAAACGTTTCTCTTCCCTTTGGCGTTACAAGGGTTTGTACATCAGCTCGTCCATTTCGCTCCCATTCCTTCAACTCGAACAAGGATGGAACATATTGAGCATAAGGCTTTAATTTTCCTCTTTGATCGCGGTAAATATACTTTTTGGCCAACAGCCAATCGATAAAAGCCTTTGGTTTGATCTTCAACTCCTTGGCCGTATCCCGAAAATTAGTGAGCAAACGCCGATCGACAAGCGCATCAAAGTAGTCTGCCTTGGGCTTCATCGCCGCAATTTGTTCGTTTTGTTTCCTTACTGTTTCTAGTGTTGCGCGAAATAACAACTTCGTCTGCTCGTCTGCATGTTTGAGATACGTTTCAATAAACATGTCTTCGTTTGCTACATAGCCACCTGTCTTCCTAATCGTTGGAATGACTTCATGGGTGATCCAGCGCTTAAACTGTTTAGCCTCTGATTTGCGACTTCCTAAAATGAGCGTGTATAAACCAGGCTCATTCACAATGAATGTTTCTTGTTTTCTTCCCAGCGAATCGGTGACCGGAATTAAACTCCGCTCATCCTCATCGAGCCTCTGAACTGCTTTTCGTGCGTCAGAAATATCAAGAATTTCGCAAACATCCTTAGCCACAAACCACACTTCTCCGTCTTTTACAATCGTCCGCACCTGGCTACCGCTGTAATTAAACACCTGCTGCAGATGATTCATCCGTTCTCTCCCTCCTTAAATTCCTTTCTTGGAAACACAACTGTCATTTTGTTTCCTAAATGTGTTCTTCGGCTTCTTCTACCCCTGATTCACACCATGTCGTGTAATGTTCAAAAAATTCATCCTGGTCATCAAATTCTTTCAAACAATTAGGGCAAGTGAACATTTTTTCTCCTCCCGTTCAATCGATTAATTTACAGTGACTCTTATCAATCCATCCATGTGGCCACCCTGCTTGCTCCTGTGTGGTTCTGACAACAAAACATTTTTTATCACGACTTTCACTTTGAATGACGAATTTATGTCCGATGTAATCCTTATACCATTCATAACCATCTGAACCTGTTACGATTAATTCTTTTCCTCGATATTCAGACAAGACAACTCTCCCCTTTTCTGGACAACAAATTTGCTATTTTGTTTCGTAAAATCTTCGTAATACGCAATAAACTAAGCCGAATATGTTCTGTTAATAACCTCTCTTTGAGGATAGTAATAAAGATCATCAATCAATTTATGATAGTCATAAGTCACGATTAAATCCGCCCCTGGAAAACCTTGATATAATGAATGGAGAAGATGAGAAAGTTCTATGTGATCCTTCTCCGTGTAATAACAATGATATAAGTCTCTCCCTTTCCCCACATATGGTGGATCAATGAAAAGGGTGGCTTGGTTGTCCCAATAAGCGTCTTCGATTAATTCAAAAGCATCCATTTGAGTGACTTCGATTTGATCTCCCATAGAATGAATTTTTTTAATTCGTTTGATCAGCTCTTTTGGATTCCATCGCGAAAGTAACTTTTTATGACTGCCATTTCTCCCACCAAGAGGATTTGCTTTTGCAATCCCACTATACGCAAGACGGTTCACTATAAGCACAGCCCATGCTGCATCCACTACATCTACATTCGCATAATCATTTTTTATGATTTCTTGAGCTTGAAAAAAATCATCATGGGTGGGCGTAATAGTCTTTAACCGTTCAATCAAAGCAAATGGCATATGTTTTACTACCCACCAAAATGAGAAAATACCGGTATCTAAATCGTTTAAATGCAAATATTCGATGACACCTGCATCCAGCATGGCCAATTCAAAACTGCCACCACCGGTAAAAGGGGAAACAAGTTTTTTGGTTTTAGAATCTTTTAAATGTAAATAGAGATAATCAATAATTTTCGATTTTCCTCCGGGATACCGAAAAGGAGATAATCGTTTGTTAAATCTAATAGGAGCTTTCACTTTAGGCTGATTGATATTACTTTTTTCAAGTATTAAGACAAAACGATGTCTGTTCTTTATATGATCAAAATAAGTGAAACCATCACAGACTTCACACCAAAAACCTTGATTATATTTATCGAATTGAAAATCTTCATTATCGGTATTTCCACAGAATTGACAAGTAAGCAATATCTCCCCCCCTCCTTCTACTACCGCTTTATGTGTCCACTATGAAACACAATGCTTATTTTGTTTCCTTCTCATTTTCTTAATCTATCGATGGCTTCTAACTGCTCTTGTAGTTCCTTAAAACATTTGTTGCAAAGGTATTGATATGGACTTTCGTTTTCTTTCACATATTCGACTGCCGGATTTCCGCAAGCGCACCAAAGAAACGATATATCGTCACGGAGTTGTAATGTTCCATCTTCTTTTTGGTGCAACACTACTTTGCTAGGGTCAATCGCTGTATCATCATCGTCACACTCTGTAACTCTTGTCAGAATGGCATCCATATAGACAACTTTCGATGTGACTTTCGTTTCGCCATTTTGATATTCAATCCGTGCATATCCGTTGTCGTAAACCTCAATTTCTTTGATATTCGTTAATTTTTCTATTTCCCGCTGTTGTCGCTCGATTGTACCGATCAACCAATCCAAATCTTCAATTTTGATTTTGATAATCCCATCTTTAAAAATATCTTCTTGATGACTTAAAGAGCGACATCTTTTTCTCATATCGTTTAGCTTTTGAAATATTGTTTGATTTTGCATTTTCTCTCCCCCTGTATTTTGGAAACATAATTACTCTTGTGTTTCCTTAAAACGGAAAATCATCATCCGGCCAAGGACAGCAAGCTCCCCAGTTTTCAGGATTGGCACGCCAACGATCTTCTTCGATTTCTTGCCGCTTCTGACGAATGAAATCAAAAAGCTGGCGCAGATTTTTACTTTCAGGTTCTCCCATTTGACTGACGGCACAGTCAATATACATATATAGCTCCATCACATCATCATCTGATACTGTTGGCAAATCGATATTCAACCCTATCCCTCCAAAAACTCATAAATATCTGTTTGCCCTTCTGGAGCGACGAAATGTTGTGATTTTGCTTGTATGCGTAACTCTCCGGATGACACTTCACAAAGCGCTTTATCCGTCTTACAAACGGGACACTGCAAAAGATGGTGTTCTTCAAAGCCTTGCGAAACAGCGAATAAAACATCACAGTCCTGGCATTCGTAAACATGAACGGGAATTTTCACCTCAAAACAACTCGCTTTCCTCGTATTTGATTCGGGCAGTTTTCCCTTTTGCCGTTTCAATGATCGTAAAGCCATGTTCTACTGCTTCCGCTACTTTTGCCTTCCCTTGAACTCCATCGATGACGAGAACAAGTACCTTTCCTGGAACAACAGGATGAGAAACAGTCATGTTATTTATATCAATTGGCAATTCTTGTGCTCTTTTCACCGGAATCCCTCCACTTGTGGTATAATTGTGGTGGGTGGTCGGGAGGAATCCCGGCTTTTTTGTTTTTGTAAGGCAATTAAATTTTGGATTATTTCGACACACCTTTCCGCTTCCGACTTTTCGGCCAGCGCCAATCGATAAGGCGGCGATTGTCGTGGTCGTAATATTTTGGTCGTGGGCGGTTCCGATAGGCTTCTAGCTCTTCGGGTGTTAAATAGCTGACAGTTACTGGACCGTGTAATGATTTGCGGCTCACGCAATCTCCTCCAATCTACGTTTGATTTCATTGCGTGCCAGTTGTTTGTAGCAAGCAGGGCAGTCTTCATAACGCAGAATGGTTACTAGTTGCTTGATCGTCGCCTTGGACCAATCCATCGTGTTCCTCCCCTTCTACACGTTCGTATTCCCGCTGAATTTCTTCCAGCGTTAGTTTAGAAAATGGTCTCCCATTCGCTGCTAGGAAAACACCTTTCCGGCGCAGACGCTGAATCAATACATGCTTTAACAGCAACAACCCATTCCACCTCCGCTATATTTTAGAAAAGAATCGATCAAGCTTTGATGTCGGGTACGCTTTCCCATTAATCCAGACCGATACAAGTCGATCTCTCGTAATCTCGTATCGTTCCAATACCTCGAGCAACGCCAATTCAGACTGAATGCTGCCGGTAAAGCCAATAATCGTGCCGACATCATTCCGGTATTCCAGGCGAATCCAAAACGGGTAGCCCATTCGATTCACCTACTCATCATTGGTGTCCTTATATTTCTTGAGCCGCTCCTCCAATTCACGTCTACGGCGCTCTACATCACTGTCATGATGATCTGCAGACTCTGGAACGTCATAATTTATATTCCCTAGCCAATCAGGGATCATTTCCGTACGTACCGGTCTGCGTTGTTTCACACTGCCGGAACCGTTTCGTTTTTTCGCTTGCTGTTCTTTGAAAGCCATTTGTGCAGCGCGAACTTGTTCGACTGTTCGATATCCCTTTTCGGACCAATCGCGCAAAATGGACTCGACGTATTTCCATGTTTTCACGCCATTTTCAACTGCTATTTTCATAGCTTCTAAGACCAATTCCTCTGATGTATCGGCAATCCAGTTTGAAATCTTCTCGCCTATGTAGCTACCAATGACACCAAAGCCATTTTGTTCAAAAAAGAGAAATGGATTCATAGATTCGCGCACGGGCGTATCTACTACTACTTCTTTATTTATATCTGTAGTATTCTCTGTAGTAATCTCTGGTATTGGTCTGTTCAAGTTGAGCAGATCGTCTGTCCAATTTGAACAGATGGACTGCTCATTTTGAACAGATGGACTGTCGATTTCGTCAGTCGACTGCTCATTTTGAACAGTCGTCTGGTCATTTTGAGCAGTTGATACGTCATCTTGAACAGTCGTCTGTTCATCTTGGTCGGACGGCGTTTCTTGCGTCAATTCGGCCAGTTTCTCGTAGTCGATCCGATACCATTTCGTTTTGTCGATCTTGGAACGGTTCAAATTCGCTGCGACGATGATCCCGATCTTTTCAAGTTTGGTAATGATCCGGCGAATCGTGCTTTCGGACCAGAACGGGAATTGCTCCCGCCAATCCTCGTAGGTGTTATAGACCCATTTATAGCCGTCATGAACGTGCTCGCTTTTTTCAAGCCAGTAGTGAAGCTGCTGCACGAAAATGCTCTCGTTTAAACCAATAGCCACTGCCAGCGATGGCAAAATCACTAATGGCTCATCGTCTAAAAGCAATCTTGTCCCCATCGAATCCCCCTCCCCTTGAAAAACGTTTTTCGTTATGGCATGATAAAAATCAGAACTCAAAAATCAGAACTCTGAAATAAAGTACTGAATCCCGTCAACCTTGAACTCGGAGGCCATTTCGTTAGCGATCCGCCGGCACTCTGACAACGTCAGTGCATAGATGAGTGCCGTTTGGATCGTCTCGAAATGGCTGTTTTCCTTCACCACAAATTCCACTTCAAACAGCATATTCTCCACATCGGAAGCATATCGTATAATGGGAGCTTCCGGCCCTCCTTTCTAGCTGACATGAGAAATACCGCCTTTTCGGACCAGTTGACGTAATTTTTCGAATACAGCATCCGGTTCGCGATTGAGCCGATCAGCCAGCTGGTCAATCGTCAACACGCGACGGTGATGCCAGAGATAAAACACTTCTTCCGCCGTCCATTTCCCTTTTCGTCTCGGCGTGGCGTTCTGTGGCGTTTCTGCCGGTTTGGAATCATTAGGCGGATCCTCGAGCATTGCTGCTAATCGCTGCATTTCTTGACTGACAGGACAAACGGTAAGGCATACGCTGTCGCGATACTGCATTCGTTCACGGCATACTCGGCAATATCGGTCAAGTAAGTCAGAAATTTGCAGCCGAATACGCTTTTTCTCGTGCTTATTCACACGTTCCGCCCCTTCCCTAACTTCATAAAATCAATCTGGATGCCACGTTTACGCATATCCTGAATAATAGCCATCAATTGCTTGCGACGGGTTTTCTTTTGCTCGAGCGCTTGAAGTTGCATGACTAAAAACTGCAACTCGGACATTTCAATGCACATCGTTTCGTAATCGCGGTTTTGCAAGGCCTCTTGTATATACTCGATGCACCGCGATGCTTTCTGGAGCAAATCCGCTTCCTGCGAAAAGATCGTATCCTGCATTCCCTTTCACCTCCTTTTCATGAAGCAGACGTCTTCGCAATGACCATACATGTATTTTGGCGCGGCTCCCCTTTCCGGATCGTCGCCCGCTCTCGCTCGGTCTGCTTGGTGCTCATGCGCACCGACTGAAGCACAGACAATCGCGGGCTGGGGGTGCACCCGCCGCCTGTACTCCAGTCGGCAAGCATGAGCTTGCCTTTTGCATCGGAGCATGGTATGTTAAGGATAGAGCTGGTTTTACGAAGCAGTGAGCGTTTCGCTTGCTGCTTTTTCTTTTTCGAATCGCTGGTAAAGTTCTTCTTTGGCAGTTAATTCTAACGCCATCAGCAACGTTGGATTGTTCCGCAGTTCCGCGCAAACTTTCCTAACCTCTGCCGCTTTCATCAATCGGCTTGCTGAAAGTACCGCGTACATCACCACCACTCCTTTCTTGATTGTTCCAGGCGTGCGTTTAATTGTTTTTTCCAATCCAAGAGCGCTCTTCCGTATTCACTATTGAGTTTTCCTTCCCTTGAGAGCCGCAAAACCTCACTTGTATACCAATGGATCGCTTCGACATCCGTCATGTCCGCCAAATTTGGCAATTTCATCATTTCTTTTTCCCCTTTCTTCATTTTCGGATGAATCCTTTCGATTGCAGTTTCGTACGGTGTTTTTGCCACATCTTGAACCAAGAAAAGCCGTATTCGATGCAAATGACAGCAACATATTGAGTGAGCGCAACAATGGCATCAATCGCTTGTAAGACAGCTTCCTCGAGGCGCTGTTTGTCAAACTCTCGTATGGATCGAGGATGATTGGCGACACAGACGCTTTCGATTGCTTCAAGCGCTTCGGTGAGCTCCTCTTTCGTTTTCATCGCAACGCTTGCTCGATGAAGATCGACCATTTCCCCATCCAGCTTCACAGGTCCCCATCCGGTGTATTCGGCTGCTGCCTCGAGTGCAACCCACGGATTGTTATGCTTTTCCGCAAAGTATTTCGAGATATTCGGCTGCACTCGATAGCGACCGTTTTCCTGGTGTGAAATGGATTCACGGGATTCAAAGATCTCAAAAGATAATTGCTGTTGGGTCATATTTGCATCTTTTCTCGCTTCCTTTACCGCATTTGCGGCTCTACCATACTTCACTTTTTTATCTCTCCTTTCTACCAACGATATGGAAAATAAATGTTATGGTATTAATTAGAGAACTTTATTCTTTTCGGTAACAATCGATGACTGCCTGGGCGATCTGTTTCAGAACGGGATTGCCCTTTTCCCACTCTTTTTGGAACCACTCTTTCCGTTCCTCAGCACTCATAAGTACCAACGGGGAGTGAATAATAACAGTCGTGTTGCCGTATTTAAATTCCTTCATGCCCGCATTCCCCCTTTGTTCATGTTTATGCGGAGCATGGGAAGCAATTGCTGACATTCTGATGTCACCTCACATATGGAAACATCTTTGTAGGATTTTCCTCCTTCTTGTCGAAATAGGACTATGGAAGGAGGTGAGAAAATTATGAATGAAAAATTTGCTAATGAAAGACCAACCCTCTTAACTGAACGTGCAGATCTGAAGTCATTAACCGCTAATGTTTTTGCAAACTCAATCGAAAACTTGAGAAATGGAAAGATTGAAAAAATAAGCATGGATTCTGATACTGAAATTTTGTTCTTTACACATTTTGGTTTAGTATCAGGAAGTCAATATAATCCGCCAGAAGAAAATGATGAATTCGATCCAATTTATTTGCTTCATGAATCCATGTTGAAAATGCGCGATTCACTACTCTCCTCCTACATAGAGGATGGTGTTAAGAGGTTAGTGAATGATTCAGGTTTCATATTACTTAAAGATGTAACAATTAAGCCGTATGCCAATCCTGACGCTTCGTACAAACTTGCTTACTTTCTTTTGTATAGTGATGCAATTCTTGGCATATCTTTTGGAAGTCAGCGAACTGAGTAACATGTAAACATGGCTGAATAAATACTGATTTTGAAGCCGTCGTTGCCGCGGCGGCTTCTTTTTCAAGCCGAGAAACACGCTCTTCTAATTCAGAAAGACGTTGTTCGAGATTCATTTAGCTCACCTCCTTAGGAGGGTTCTTTTTTGTTTGTTTCATTTTTCGCAACTTCAAGGATAAAAAAATTTTCATAAGATACATTATAAATTTGGGATAATGTCATGAGTTCTTCTGCAGTAAATGATTGTTGCCCGCTTTCTTTACGATGGTAAGGATAAACTGTCTTAAAACCTAACATCTTTGCTACATCTTCCTGTGATAACCCTTTCTCTTTTCTAAGTTCTTTGATCTTATCAAGGTTTACCTTAACCAAATAATCCACCTCCTTTTGTTGCGTTTTTCGCAACCTACACTTTTGATTATAAATTTCATTTTTCGCAATGTCAATCACTATTTTTCATTTTTCGCAATTTTATTTTGCGTTTTTAGCAATTGTGGTATGATTTTTCTAGAAATATAAGGGAGTAATGCAATTATGAGTATACTCGGTAGCCGTTTAAAAAAATTAAGAGAAAAGCACAACCTTACCCAAGAACGTGCTGGAGAAATTTTTGGTCTTACGAAATATCAAATTCACCGTTATGAATCAGGTATAAGCAATCCTGACCCTGATATCATTAATAAATTTGCTGATTATTACGGTGTGTCAGCTGACTATCTTCTTGGTCGCACAGACGATCCTCATGGATATGCACCGGAAACCAAAGTCGAGGAAGAAAACACTCTCGTAAAAATCAACCAACTCATCAAAGAATACGGCATCGAACAAATGGGCTTCTTCGATATTGAGAAGTGGAAAAGCCTATCAGAAGAAGAAATCGAGGAAATCATTAAGCATTTTGAGTGGGTTGTTCATAAAGCGAGAGAGAAAAATAAGTCGGAGGACAAATAAAGATAATTATAAAAATAACTACTCGAATGGATCATTCATAAGGCAAAAGAAAAGAATAAAGCAGCAAGAGAAGACACCGAAGACTAATTTAGTTTTGGGTGTCTTTGTTTTCAGAGGAGAAAAAATAGGCGGAATCCACCGTCCCGTCACAAAGAAATTGTAATTGAAAATCGGATAAATTCATTGGAAGTCTAAGTCGATACAATAATGTTCTTTGTTTATTTTCTTAAAATATGTTATAATAGGGGGAATCTACATGACGAGTTATCGTTATCTTTATATGTATAAGCTAAATACTGCTGAACAGCCCGATTTATTTTTTAGTGAGGATTTTAAATTAAAATTAGAAGTCATTGCAGAAAAAATGGAGGAAAATAGGGCTCCTATAAATACTAATGGCCGAGTTGAAGGTGAAGGTTTTGGAAAAATAGAGCTCTTAACAATAGCTGATAAGCACTGTATTCGCAGCATTTGTATCTCCTTAAGTAGTCTAGGCAATTACAATGAAGCATTTTTCCAACAAGGTGATTTTATTACGGAAAGAAAACAACACAAATACTATACAAAATCTACATTAATCTTAACAGAAGACAGCGAAGTTATCATCATGTTTGACAACTCAATTGAGGAAAAAGCAAAATCTAAAGTGAAAGCACAAATTGAACAACTAGGTTTCGAAGCAACCAGCCTACAGATTAATGATCCATTAATTAGAAATATTAAGGATAAGTATCCTTGGCGAGCTGCAACGTTTAATAAAATAGTTAAACACGGCGACAATACACGAAGAGTATCCTTTGAAATTGATCCAGCAAATGATCAAGACCGTTCCTTAATTGATGATCAATATAGAGAACATGGAGAACTTGCACATATTAAATTTGAACTCCCTTATAACTCAAATGGAGTTGAAACTTATAAAACAGTCACACTCTATAGCAACGGTAACAGAATTGTCGTAAATGAAGAAGAATTTAGTGATCCACAAAATTTCAACGAATTTATAATTTATCTTATGAAACAGTTACAGTCTTTATCATAGTTCCTATTGGAGGGAACGTAGGATGAACTTTTTAATACTTAAAACTAACGATAGTAAAAAATTAATGAAAATAGCCAAAGAAAAAACTTCCTTTTTACCAAAACAAGACATTAACATCTTTCATATAAACAAAATCAACAATAGCATGATTCATATTGTGTTTCATATTCCTGATGAGTATCATATTGGCACAAAAAGAGGCGGGAGTTACTTAAATGTTCCTTTTTCTCAGTACGTTAATACCTTTCTTTTCAAGAACAGTTCTTACTTTTTGATGGAATATATAGAAGAAAATTACATCAAAGAATTATCCAATTACATAAAGAAAAAAACTAATGCAGATATTTTTAGAGTAGCTATGGACAATAATTTATTTAATAAATTGGTCTCTAGCCTTCCTGGTTTCATTAAACAGGTTGAATTCATCGATGAAAATGGTGATGAACAAATTATAGAAAGTTTAACTATAGATAAATTTCACAATTACTGCATAGATAATAAATATACTCTAGAGTATATACTTTTAAATGTTGACCAACAGTTTATCTCTATGGATAAGAACGGTAAAATATCTGTTGATAATAGTGATGAAAAATATCTAATAAAATTTACTGAGGTTATTGTCAATGCTTTGGATAGTAATTGAAGTTATAGTTAGTCTAATACTAGCTGTCGCTGGAGCATTGTTGGGAGATGGCTACAAAGATCCTATGTATACCTATTGGCTATGTGTGATCATGTTGTACTCAATAATAATGGGCGTATTACTAAAAAAAGTGGATTCCCAGGAAAATGAGATAAAAATCCTAAAAGATAAGTTATCCGCTTTAATGATCACAAAGAGAACAAACGGAGAACAAACTTTTGATATTGCTATTTATCCTAAATGCTCAGATAGTTTATTCCAAACAAATCGATCAATTCCAATGGAAATAATAATAAATGCTCCATATCCATGTAATAAAGCCCCCGATATTAAACTGGTTTCAAATAAGCAAATGATAGTGAAAGTAAATAGAAATACAGTTTCTTTTAATAAGTTTGCGGACAACTATGAATACTTCCTTCCTTCAGATGGATACTCTGCAATATATAGATCTAATACATTTTTTAAGTATGAATTAGAGCTTACTTTTAATACACCTGGAGAGTATACAATCAAGCCTTTTGTAGGAACAGATGGTTTAAATTCAATGGTTCAACAGACTTTTAATATCCGTTAAAGCCTTCAAAAAGGCTTTTTTCTTTTTATTGCCAAACCAAACATTTGTTCCTATAATATCTTTAGGAGGGGGACATATGGAGCTACGCCGCTACTACACAACTGCTCTGGAGGATTGGGTGACTAGATTTTATACAAGACTAAAGATTTTTCGCCCAGAAGATATTAATCCATTAATAATTTCAAGAAAATTAAGCATTTTTCTGCGTGAAAGGCCATTTCCTTCTACTCACCAAGTTGTAGGACGGTTCCGTTGTATCGTCATCGATTCGCGTCTTTCTCAAGAAGAAAAACGGGAGGCTTTCTTCCATGAACTATGCCACATTCTACGACATGTTGGTGTACAGAGCATGATGCCAGAGGCTTTTCGAGAGCTACAAGAACGGGATGCAAATCATTTTACTAAATATGCTGCTATTCCCTTTCACATGTTGAGATTCATTGACTGGGACGAGCCATACATAATTGAGCATATGTCGAATATGTTTAAAGTAACACCAAAATTATGTGAAGAGCGTTTGATTCAAATTCGAAACCGTGCCCTAATTAAACAGTAGTCCAATTTTTGGACTATTTCTTTTTATTGTGTATGGGTATGGTCGATTATATACTTGTGTAGAGGTGATTTTATGTATAGACCAACGAACCTCGATGTCTTTATTTATCTCCGTAAAAGCCGCAAAGACATTGAGGAAGAGAAAAAAGCAGCTGAAATCGGCGCTTCTTATGATACTCTCCAACGCCATCGTGACACATTGCTGGCTGTTGCACGAAAAGAAAACCACAACATCATTGACATCTTTGAAGAAGTCGTTTCCGGCGAGTCGATCGCTGAGCGACCTCAAATACAAAAGCTTCTCCGAGAAGTCGAAACAGGAATTGCAGATGCTGTTCTTGTGATGGACATCGACCGTCTTGGTCGCGGTGATATGCTAGACCAAGGAATTTTGGACCGTGCATTCCGCTATTCCGGTACAAAAATCATTACTCCGACAGAAGTATATGATCCGGAATCAGAAACATGGGAACTCGTTTTTGGAATCAAGTCTCTCATCGCTCGTGAAGAATTAAAAACCATCACCAAGCGTATGCAACGCGGACGCCGTACATCCGCAGCAGAAGGAAAATCTATCTCGAAAAAACCACCGTATGGCTACCTTCGCGATGAGAATCTCAAGCTGTACCCCGATCCAGAAACGTCATGGGTAGTGGTGAAAATCTTTGAGATGATGAGGGACGGATATGGGCGTAAAGCGATTGCTACAGAATTGGACAGGCTTGGCGTGAAACCACCCGATGAAAAACGGGAATTTTGGGCGCCTACTACTATTACATCGATTATAAAAAATGAAGTCTACATGGGACATATTGTGTGGGGAAAGGTTCGATATATAAAACAAAATGGAAAATATGTGCGTAAAAAAATGCCACCAGAGCGCTGGTACGTGAAAGAAAATGCTCATGAACCACTCGTGTCAAAAGAGCTTTGGGAAGCTGCCAATCGATCCTATAAAGAACGTTGGCGTCCAGCTACAGCCGACAATAAATGCCTCGCCAACCCACTTGCAGGAATATTGAAATGCGAAATATGCGGTTACACTATGTTGTATCAACCACGCCCTGATCGACCGAATGATTATATCCGATGTGTTACTCAAACATGTAGGGGGCTTCAAAAAGGTGCGATACTTCAACTTGTAGAGGAAAGGATATTACAATCACTCGCTGAATTCGTCGATCAATTTGAGGTACAAGAGAACGAATCGAATATAAAAGAATATAAGTCTGTTATCCCTCTCAAACAAAAAGCATTGGAGAAAAAAGAGAAGGAACTGCAGGAATTGAATAAACAGAAAAATAATCTTCACGACTTTTTAGAGCGCGGTATCTATACCGTTGAAGTTTTTCTGGAACGGCAACAAAACATTGTACAACGTATCAAACAGACACAAGAAGAGATCGAACAGCTCAAACAAGAAATAGACAAAGAACAGCTCAAGGAAAAAAATATCAACGAGTATATTCCTACAGTTAAAAAGGTGTTAGAGGCATATCGTAGTACGGATGATGTTGAAAAGAAAAATCGCCTCCTCAAGTCGGTGCTTGAAAAGGCGACGTACCTTCGAAAACCGGAATGGACCAAAAAAGATCAATTTATAATCGAGCTTTACCCTAGAATTTAGAGGCAAGGGCCTCCTTTTTTTCTGCCGAAAAGAAAAACTTCAAAGCGTTGAACACATCGGATTTTTGTTTCAAGATATAGTATTTGAATTTCTCATCTTTCATATTGCCGTATGCTCGCATAAGTGTAGAGGGTGAACGGTTGTACTGATTTACTTCTCCATATCCAAACATGTTGGACACTTTCATTAGTTCTTGAACAAGTTTGACACAACGGGCGTTATCTGATGTCAAGTTATCTCCATCCGAAAAGTGGAACGGATAAATATTATAACGCGATGGCGAGTATTTCGTTTCAATGAGCTCCAACGCTTTTCGATAGGCGGAAGAACAGATCGTGCCTCCGCTTTCCCCTTTTGTGAAAAATTCATCTTCGGTAACCACTTTTGCTTCTGTATGATGGGCGATAAATGCGATTTCCACCGTTTCATATTTTGTACGTAAAAAGCGGGTCATCCAAAAGAAGAAACTGCGTGCCATATATTTTTCCCACAATCCCATTGAGCCGCTTGTATCCATCATCGCAAGAACAACTGCTTTCGAATCTGGCTTTACCACTTCATTCCATGTTCTATATCTTAAATCTTCACGATAAATCGGATAAAAACTTGGATTGCCATTCATCGCATTTCTCTTAAATGCCGCGAGCATCGTTCTTTTTTTATCGATATTCCCCGTTAAACCAGTACGGCGAATATCATTAAATTCAATATGTTCTACAACGTTTTGGTCCGCTTCTTTTCTTTGTAAATTCGGCAGCTCCAATTGGCTGAATAACGCTTCTTCCAATTCCATTAGCGAAACTTCCGCTTCATAATAATCTTGCCCGGGCAAGTCGCCGGCTCCTTGCCCTGTTCCAGGCCCTTGTCCCTCCCCTGATCCATCTCTTGCAACAACATCGCCAACTTGACTGTCTCCGTTCCCTTGACCAACATGTTTGTTTTTCTCATAATTATAACGAATTTTATATTCATCCAAAGAACGGATCGGAATTTTAATGACGTCACGTCCGTTTGACATAATGATGCTTTCTTCTGTAATTAAATCTGGCAAATTGTTTTTAATTGCTTCTTTTACTTTTTCTTCATGTCGTTTTTGATCGTCATGTCCTTTCCGATGGAGGGACCAGTCTTCTTTCGATATAACAAAGTTTCCTTTCATTTTTTCCCCTCCTCATTTAAAATGTTTTCACACTTTTTTATCTTGAAGCATATATTTATGTTGGCGTCATAACAAACATAATGAATAAATGACGGTTTGTTTACTCTATCCTATGCAAAAAAACGAAATAATTGACAAATTATTACGAAAATGAACATGTAAATTTTTGTTGGACAAGCCTAAAAAAGTACAAAACAAAGAATATAAGCTTTTTCTTTTTTGATACATCACCAGACTGCTATTTGAGTAAAAAAGCATGCCTAACATTAGGCATGCTAACGATTTAATAAGCTGCCGACATAGCGAAGCAATTCGTTTGCTGACGTAGAATTATAGCCATATTCATCGATCAAGCGTGCCACTACTTCATTAATTTTCTTTAATTGCTGCTCATCCGGTGTTTTCGATGAAGTGGTGATTTTTACAATGTCTTTCAAGTCAGCGAATAGTTTCTTCTGAATCGCCTCCCGCAACCGCTCATGTGAGTTGTAATCAAACCTCTGTCCTTTTCGGGCATAGGCGGAAATACGAATTAAAATTTCTTCACGAAATGCCTTTTTCGCGTTTTCCGAAATGCCGATTTGCTCTTCGATCGAGCGCATGAGTTTTTCGTCTGGATTCATTTCCTCTCCTGTCAACGGATCGCGCAGCTTCGTTTTATTGCAGTATGCTTCTACATTGTCTAAATAATTGTCCATCAACGTTTTCGCCGACTCCTCATAGGAGTAGACAAACGCCTTTTGTACTTCTTGCTTGGCGATTTCATCGTATTCTTTCCGGACAAGCGAAATAAAGTTTAAATACCGCTCTTTATCTTCTTTGGAAATAGACGGATGCTGATCAAGCCCCTCTTTTAAGGATCGCAATACATCTAGCGCGTTAATCGATGGAACTTCTTTGCGAATAATGCACGAAGAAATTCGGTTAATGACGTAACGAGGATCGATGCCGCTCATTCCTTCATCCGGATGTTCTTTTTTCAATTCCTCTACATCTACTTCATTAAATCCTTCGACCATTTCGCCATCGTAGAGTCGCATTTTTTTAATTAAATCGACATCCGGCCGTTTCGATTCTTTCAATCTCGTTAAAATCGTAAACATTGCGGCAATTCGAAGCGTATGCGGAGCAATATGAACATCAGCTACATCACTTTCCCGAATCATTTTTTCATAAATACGCTCCTCTTCCGACACACGCAAATTGTATGGAATTGGCATGACGATAATCCGCGAGTGGAGCGCTTCATTCTTTTTGTTCGCGATAAATGAACGATATTCCGTTTCGTTCGTATGGGCGATAATTAGCTCATCAGCGCTAATGAGCGCGAATCGCCCCGCTTTGAAATTTCCTTCTTGCGTTAAAGAAAGCAAATGCCATAGAAACTTTTCATCACATTTTAACATTTCCTGGAATTCCATAATTCCTCGGTTCGCCTTGTTTAACTCACCATCAAATCGATAGGCGCGTGGATCTGATTCTGAACCATATTCAGCGATGGTTGAAAAGTCGATACTTCCCGTGAGATCAGCAATATCCTGAGATTTCGGATCAGACGGACTGAACGTTCCAATGCCGACCCGTTTATTTTCCGAGAAGAAAATTCTCTCTACCATTACATCTTCAATACGCCCGCCATATTCTTTTTCCAATCTCATCATGTTCAGCGGCGAAAGTTCTCCTTCAATGCGGATGCCATACTCTTTATAAAAATCATCGCGCAAATGAGGTGGGATTAAATGAAGCGGATCTTCATGCATCGGGCATCCTTTAATCGCATACACTGCGCCGCGTTCTGTCTTCGAATACTCCTCTAACCCCCGTTTTAGCAATGTAACAAGTGTTGATTTTCCGCCACCGACAGGACCCATCAACAACAAAATACGTTTGCGCACATCGAGCCGCTTTGCCGCTGGATGAAAATATTCTTCTACTAGACGTTCTAGCGCCTCCTCTAATCCAAATAACTGATTACTGAAAAACTTATATCGTTTTCTGCCGTTTACTACTTCGAATCCAGCATCTTTAATCATATTATAAACGCGTGAATGTGCGGACTGAGCAATCCATGGCTTTTCTTTTAAAATCTCTAAATACTCTGCAAACGTACCTTCCCATTTTAACCGTTCCTCTTCTTCCCGATATCGTTCGATTTTCTTTAAAATATCCAT